CAGCTTCAAGCGGATGTTCACGCAACCAACGCATGGTGGTACTACGCCCGTTAAGGTCTCGATCCACTGCATTAACTTTCATGCCGCCACATTCGCTAGGATCATTGAGCCATTTGCAACAGAAACCAATTCTTTTTAGCATAGTGTCAAAGTAGGAGTTAAAACACTATTATACGATCTAATGTGATTTATGTCAATGGTCTTGTGTCCCAGTCATACCAACCGGTCAAGATGTATTTGGCTTGACTATAGACTGGATTACCTCGATGTATATGTGTAGGTCCAGCAGGCCAAAGCACAACAGTACCTTCAGTTGGTTCTAGTCGTCGGCCTTGATAAAGAAATTCGGTTTCAGCTTCTCCAGCAGGCATGTCGTTGAGATAAATCATCCAGACCAGTTGTCTGACCAAGCGTTCAGGATTGTCACTTTCGTAGTGCCAGACATGGTAACCACCCATGGGCAAGGTCCTTTGCAGTTTCAAATCGTATTTGTTGGACAACGGCATCATTTTGAACTGTCCAAATTCTTCAATGTATTCCAACAATGAACTGTGTAGATATTCTAGTATGTCATCGCATAGGCCACATTGATTGAAGTTTTCATTTTGCAAAAAGATAGCAAGATCTCTTCTGCCCAGATTTGATGATTCACTGAACTGTGTGGCATTGTTAGACACATGCTCTTTGTGGTCGGGATTGTCAACAATATCTTCAAAGGCCTCTATGGCACGCTGGCAAAGCCGTTGCGGAACTTTGTTAGACCATACTCTGATAAAATCTTCCATGCCTAGGATAACAAGTTGAGTACGTTGGCCATGGTGTCTTGTGTCAGGTTTGGCAAATCAACCATGGCCGGATGTATTGCACCTGGATGGTCTACCAGAACCCATTGTATTTCTTCGTTGGCCTTGATGGCCTGCCAGGCCAGACCACGATGATGCTGGGCCTGATGTTCCTCCATGCGATCCGCATTACGTGGTTGTTCGGTAAAATCAAATCCCACTAGCAAAACTATATCACTGCGACTTGCAGCTAAATGCATGGCCACAATCTCTTCTCTACGATCTAGATCATGCACAAAATCGCCTTCGTACAGTTGCACTCCCAACGGTCGATTCAGGGCCACGTATGCGGAATTGGGTATGTAAAAATTACAAGCGGCCTGGAATGCTCGTTTGAGCAGTTCATCAACCTTGGCCGGATCATGACAGATCACGTTGTCTGTTTGATAAGCACGCCAGGTGCGCCAACTGCCCCAAAAGCTACCAATGTGTTTGAGCGGCTCCAGTTCCTGTGTAGGATCTAGTACTACGTTATCTGCTAATACCCAACTAATATTCAATTCTTTCTCCTTGTGTCTAATGTCACGCAGTGGAATCCACCACCAAGTGTTCTTGAGTGTGTGAGAGTCAATGGTATCACTGTAAAATGCCAGTTCTCTAAGGTTTCAATCAAGCCCGTTTGTGCAGCATCTACAATAACTGTTTCAGGATCTAGCACCAGCATATTTAATCCTATCCATTTTGATGCATAGGGATATTGATAAAAGTCCTGTGCCACAACATCGTGTACATAAATCTTGTGCCAATCTTGAAAGGCTCGTGGACAGTTATCGTGATGTACCCGACTGCCATTTAATAAAACTAGGCCTTCACGTACTGGTACAATGGTGCTGTCAATGTGTACACCTGAATAAAAATTACACAGTTCTATCGTGATTTCTGGAAATTGTTCACACAACCATTCATAAGCGGCACGGTTGCCACTGTTGCTTTCCAAGAACAACCAAGTGTCACCAAGCCTACACACATTGGCTGCATCCAGGATCATGCCTGAATCTCTGGGCATGGTAATAACTCTAGCATTGCCAATAACCTTTTGCAAGGCTTCAATTTCTTGATTGCGGCATGGATACATCATGTTACAGTCTACTACGGTAGAGCCAGCAATAAGCAATCGATCTCTAGGACAATAATTGTACATGCCACCCAACTCAACAAAGTCCATGGGTTCGGGTCTGCGCACTGTGGCACCATAACGCACAACGGTTTCGGCTAGAATATCCAGTTCATGATTGGCTTCATCAACGATCCATTTGGGCACTGGTCCTGATGGCACTGGCGTTTCTGTCCAGGCTGTGCGACTGGATTCAGTGGCAAACACTGGATCCGTAGTTGGCCAATTGGCATTGGTAGCCGACCCTACCACGATCTCTTCGAGTGGGCTCCATTCGTTACATGAGTTGATCATAGCCATCCTGTTATCTGTAATGTGTATCTTGGATCCAAGCCTAGGTTTGCAGCCATGTGTTCAGTGTCATAGCACCATTCTACTACATCGCCGGCTGACCAGTTCACAAATGGCCGACCTTCATATTCAGCATAGTGTCCTGACTGCCAATCTTGTAAGAATATTATAGCACGATGTATACAGTGTTCGCGACCTTGTAGATTAAATACTTCAACATATCTTTTATACAGATCACCGTGTGTGGGCAATACTGTGCCAGTGTTCATGCGATAGTAACTGGTACCAATATCTTTCCAACCCCGGGCGGCAAAATGTTCAACAAATTGTGCGTTCCACACAGGCTGGCGATTGCGCATGTCACACATGTCTCCAGTGAATCTATTTGGGTATCCAAGTGCTGTCCATTTGGTCAACAACTCAACATCGTTGAATGACTCGTTGACATAATCAAGATCTTGATATTCAAGGTCCCAGAAAACTGGAATTTTATAGTGTGTAATCATTTTTTACTCAGGCGGAAATATTGTGTAAATAGATTCAATGAGTATTCCTTTAGACCGTTTGTATCATTTCATTGAATCCGTAGCCCAAAACATCTGTCAGGACCGTGTATTAATTTATCGTTTTTATCCGCATGGTTCAAAAAATGTTGAAAATATGACACCCTTAAAAGAAGAAAGTTGGCAAATCGCACAACTGAGTCCTTGTTTATATTGCAACGATCAAGAACCTTTAGACTACGATTACTACCGCACAATTGAACGAAAGCCCTGGGCACCGTTTAAAAACTCATTGACCCACTTTTTAAAAAATCTTGACGCTTATAAAAAGGTGTTATTATTACACAGTGAGCAACAAAGTACCAATGTGGGACAGTATCAACAGGATCAATTTATACCTGTGTATTGGTGGAGTCATGCTGTGATAGCCCTAGACTGGTTCAGATATGCCCGTCACGTCAAATTAAAAAAACACACTAAAAAGACTTTTTTAGTATATAATCGAGCTTGGTCTGGTACCAGAGAATATCGATTGCGTTTTGCTGAATTGTTAATACAGTTAAATTTACAAGATTCATGCCAGACCTCGATTAATCCTGTTGAACCTGAACTGAGAATACACTACGATCGTCACGAATTTAAAAATCTTGCATGGCGCCCTCAAACAGTACTAGAAGATCATTTTCCTATAAATGAGACACCAAGCCATTACAGTGCCGATTTTGATGTCAACGACTACAATGCTACAGACGTCGAAGTGGTGTTAGAAACTTTGTTTGACGATGATCGTATACATCTCACTGAGAAAAGTTTAAGACCAATTGCTCTATCTCAACCGTTTGTACTTGTGTCTACAGCAGGCAGTTTAGAATACTTGCGCAGTTATGGATTTAAAACATTTGGCAGCGTTTGGGACGAAAGTTATGATGTCATAAAAGATCCTGGACAACGCTTGTATGCCATCACTAATCTCATGGCGCAGATTGCCAATTGGGGACCTCTTGTCCGAGAACACAAATTGGCAGAAGCTCAAGCTGTGTCTGACTACAATCGACAGCACTTCTTCAGTCAAGAATTTTTTAATCAAGTAACAGACGAATTAACTGCTAACTTAACCACTGCATTGGCAGAAGTAGAACAAACTAAAGATTATCAAATGTGGAGTGATCGTTGGGAACAACTGTTACACGATCCTGACATCTTAGAATGTGTCACTAATACAACATCTGTTAGTAGCCCCAATTTGGTAGCTATCAACAATATCAAGTCTGTTATAAACCATAAACTTAATTCTCGGTAGCACCCACTAAATACTTGCATAAAAGAGCAGCTCACAAGCTGTCAAGGAGCCAAAATGGGCGATGTATTTAAAATCATTGGGGATTTAGGATTTCCAATAGCAACCGCACTAGCCGGTGGATACTTTGTGTATCTCACAATCAAGTTGTTATTAGCTGGTGTGCTTAGTAGTGTAAAAGGTATGGCTGGTATTATCACGGCGCTGGATAACCGAGTTAAAACCATGAACCACGACGTGGTGCGTATAGATACTATCGTGTCAAACGCATTGGGACTAAGGCCTGATGTTGAACGTATTGCCAGGGCTGATGGCAAATCAGATGCCAGACGTGATTAATATCAAAAAGGATTAGATATGGATGTAGTTGAACTGGTAAACAAATATGGCTTTCCAATTGTGATGGCAGTTGGCATGGGCTACATCATCAAGTATGTTTGGGAATGGGCCACCCGGGAAGTAAAACCAGTTAT